TGATGGTTTGCAAGGTTTAGATGGAGGATCAGGCGGAGGAGCTTCTTATGAACAATCTGGCGGATCAGGTACTGTAGGTCAAGGATTTGCTGGAGGAGATGGACAAGGTTCACCAAACTATTCAGGAGGCGGTGGCGGAGGAGCATCTGCTGTAGGAGCAAACGCTTCAGGGACTAATGCAGGCGGTGGAGGATCAGGCTTATTATCAACTATTACAGGAGCTTCAGTAACAAGAGCTGGAGGTGGTGGAGCAGGTGGATGGAGTGGAGTGGGTTCTGGAGCTGGCGGTAACGGTGGCGGTGGAACAGGAGTAGGAAATGCAGGTAGTTCTAATGCAGATGCAGGAACAGTAAACACCGGTGGCGGTGGTGGCGGCGGAGGAGGAGAATCTTCTGCTGGAGGTTCAGGAGGCTCTGGAGTAGCAATCTTTGCTTATCCATCCGGTTCTATAAACGGAGCAGGAGGTATAGTAGGCACAACACCAAGTTTAAAGAAGTACCATCAATTTAATTCTTCAGGTACTTTATCTATTGGTGCAGCTAATGATTTTCAAATACACACCACTAACTTAGTAATGCATGTAGATGCTGGTAATTTTGCATCAAGAAACGGTAACACCAGTGGTATAGATTTATCTTCTTACAGTAATAATTTAAACCTTGGAGGACAATCAGGAGGTTCTCTAACAAGTAATCCTTGGTGGAACTGTGACGGTACCAGCGGTTTAGCAGATTTTGAAAGAAACGGAGGTAGTACAGCTTCAAATGTTGCTCATACAGGATATGGAAGCATGACAGGAGCATCAAATAACGCGTGGACTATAGAATTTTGGATTAAAACTACAGCAACTGGAGGAGAAGTAACTTTAGGTAAAACAATAATAGGAACCAACGCCAGTAGTGTGTGGGCAGGTGTACAAATAGTTAGTAATAAATTGGCTTATCTGCATTATGATGGTAGCTGGCTTAACAGTTCATCTACAACCAGTATTAACGACGGTAACTGGCATCACTGTGTTGTTGCAAATTATAGTAATGAAACTTGCGATTTATACGTTGATGGAACTAGAGAAGTTACAGGAGCGAATTCTGCACTAACTTCCGGCCGGTATATGAAAATGGATAGTTTAGGGAGAGGTTATAATGGACAAAATACTTCAATGGACATAGGACAAATAAGAGTGTATGATACAACCTTAACAGTTGCACAAGTATTACAAAACTATAATGCAACTAAAACAAACTTTATATAAAACTTGTAAAGTCTTTTGAATCTATTTATATTATATAATAAAGTTACAAAATGGGATTAGTTATAAAAGCGGAGTTAGACACTAGCAGAGGTTCAACTAATGAGGCCTACATAAGAATAGAAACATGTAGGATCAATAAAGTACAAGCTCAGTTAGAGTTTACAACAACTTGCTGGATAAATAAAAAAGCAGCAAGTAAGTTTTATAGAAAGTATTTAGATGACCCTCTAACAAATGCTGGAGGATTAGTAAATAAAGAAGTCGTTTTTTATAAAGATAAAGACGATATAGATGGAACTGAAGTAGCTATAGAAAACTACTATAAAGTCCCAACAGTAAACGAGGTAACGATTGAAGAACCTGTTTACGAAAAAAAAGTTGTTGTAAAACAAGTACCTTTTATTTCTTTTGATGAGAATGGAGATGAAATAGAAAAGATAAAGACAGTAGAAAGAGAAGAAAAAGTACAAGTTGATACAAAAACTAAAAAAAGGAAACTAATAGATTATTCTTTAATGAATAAACCTTTTGAGTTTGCTTATCAATATTTAAAAGAAGAACTAGAAAAAAAGTTCGGTAAAGATAAAATAGTAAAACAATAAAATGGCTGTATATACTTACACATCTGCAGATATAGATTTTAGTTCTTTTGACGTCTGGTCAAATGCTGGGTTTACAGATAATACTGATATTACCTTATCAACAGTACTTACTGATTCATATCCAGCTGCTACAAATCCTTCAAGTGTAAGTGAAATATACAATAGAAGCTGGTTTTATGGCAACGCAATAGCAGTTGCTAATGGAACAGTACAGGTAACTTATCCATACACCTCTACTGCTTCTTCTAGTACTCTACAAATAAAAAATGTTGATTATAGTGTATACTCCTACGTAAGATTAACCGCTGCAGGAACATATCCATATAACTTCTCAGAATGGAGAACAGCTACCGGTGGAGGCGGTTCACAAATAAGCACATCTGCTAACTTAGATTTAACAGTTTCAGATTATACAACACAACAAAACTTCTACGCTTACTTTACATAAAAATATTTAAAAAAGGTTTTATTGAAAACAATATGGGTTTTAGAAAATATTAGAAAACACAGATCTTTCTATACTAAGTTTGATCTTCTAATGATGTTTGCTTCTGTTATACAATGGAAAAAATACCATCCTTCCTTTACTACAGAGTTACATATAGATGAACTTACTTATTCTGTATTCGATGAACTGGGAGTATTAAACTTATGGGATAATGTAGAAATATTAGCTGAAAATAAGTTTATAGATAAAAATGTATTTTGGTCTTCTTCCAAACTACAAGTTTTACGAAATGTAAAAGAACCTATTATAATAATGGATAACGATTTCGTAGTTTACAAAAGCTTCGAAAAGTTTCTTAAAGATAATGTAGTTGTTGCTCATGATGAAGACGGTAGAGGGTATTATCTAGGTCCATTAGACCCTATAATAAAACAAGTAAGAAATCTTATAAGTAGACCTAACCTAGAAGCAATAAACTGTAGCTTCTTATATTTCCCAGATTACAAGTTTACTCAATCATATTCAAGTTTAAGTTTAGACCTAATGTATGAGTTTACTAAGTTAAAAGCACCTCATTCTAAGTATTTAATATTTGCAGAACAGTTAGTACTCAAACACTTATTTAACTTGCATAAGATACCTTATAAAACACTTGTAGATACAGTATACATATGTGACGGATGTAAGTGGAACGGAAAATCTAATGGGTTTATTAAGTTTAATGATGCTTACAAGTATTACCGACACTATTGGATGACGAAACAATCTATAAAAGAAAGCATAAATGGATTTAGTTATGAAGAAGAAGAAAAACAGTTGGATAATATAGTAAAAAATCGTATTTTAATAAAGTGGACTATCCTTAAAAAAAAGTTTAAAAATATCTAATGTTAGATTATTCTCATATTACAGGTAATATTACTAAAAACATAGATGAACCAGTTGCTTACAGGTGGACCCACGGGGCTACTGATAAACATTTAGGTGATGGTATGATGATATACTCTCTAATAACCATGTTAAGGAGTAAAATAGTAGTATGTTTAGGTTCAGGAGGAGGGTTTATACCTAGGCTTATGGTACAAGCTCATAGAGATTTAGAAGAACAGGGTATTTTCGAAGAAATAAATGTCTGGAATAAAATACAGGTATTTTTAGTAGATGCAGCTAATGGTATTGGAGGAAATAACGATTGGGCTGATAAAGATAGCTTTTTTAGAAAGAGATTCCATCCTAGAGTTATTTTAGATACTACTGAAAATGCTTATTTTAACTATTTTGTTAAAGAAGATTTAAAAATAGATTTTCTACATATAGATGCTGACCATTCCTATGAAGGTGTAAAAAAAGACTTCGAACTATACAGTAAAATAGTAAAAAAAGGTGGAATTATATCGATTCATGATACAGATAAAGAATACCATAAAAACTACATTATATCAGATGATACAAAAGACGAGTTTTACCAACCTTTTGATGGTCCCGCTAAGTTTATAGACGATATAGGGCCTGAATGGAAAACTTTTAACTTATTCAATGAAGGTGTTGTTAAAGATAAACCTTCATCAACTGGATTAACACTTATACAACATGCCTAATTTAGTTACAGTAGTAGGAGAAAACACTCATATACTTCCTCATATGTTAAAACACTATGAAGATGTCATAGATAAAGCATATGTAGCAGTATATCGTCAAAGTGATGATGATGGTATATTGGAGGAAATAGAAGAGTTAGGTATTGAACCATTTATGGTGTTTACCGAACCTAAATATAACTGGGAAAGAGTTACGGAAATATACAATACCATTAAGCAAACTAAACCAAACGATTGGTGGATAGTATCTGATGATGATGAACTACAAGTATACCCAGAACCTATCGAAGATATCATTGAGAAATGTGAGAGAAATGGTTATGAGTTTGTCACAGGAGGGTTCTTAGATAGAATAGGTATAGATGGTACTTTCCCAAAAGTAACGAGAGAGACCGATATACATAAAGCTTTTCCTTTAGCTGGTTTCTTTAGGTATCCTTTATCAAAAGCATGCCCTAACAAAGTCACTCTTATGAAAGGTTATCAAAATGTTACTCCAGGCCAACATTATGCTTCTTTTAATGACGGAACTAACAGTTGGGGAACAGAACATAGAAGACGTATGCCGATAGAAGAGTGCTTTACACAAGTGCATCATTTTAAATGGGACAGTACATGTGTTGAAAGAATAAAAAAAGTAGCAGATAACAAAAAAGACTATTCTTTTTCTGATGAATATAAAATAATGTATAATGCTATAAAAGATTCTGGATGGAAAATAGATGTAAATAACCTTAAGTTTTTAGTTGAAAATATGAAAGAACTTTCGTATATTGAGTATATGGATTATCCACATTGGGATACCTTAATAAATAAAATAGTTACAATATGAGTGTAAAGATTGCTAAAAAAACAGTTGAAGCTAATATTTTAGAAGAACGTAAAGTAAAAGCTTTAGAAAAAATAGGAGATTGCTTAGATTCTCTTACTATGTGGTTTGAAGAGATCGAAAAAGACGAATGGGGAGAACGAGTAGAGTTCTATTTAGCAGAGTTTCATAAGTTAGTTCCTAAGAAAAAGTAAATGAATAACAAACTAGGTGTAATAGTCCCTTATAGAGACAGACCTAGACAGTTATCTACCTTTAAAAAATCTATTAGTGAATATTTAGATATTCCTTTTGAACTTATTGTTGTTGAACAACGAGGTAATAAAGACTTTAATAGAGGTACTTTATTAAATCTAGGTTTTTTAGAAGCAGAGAAGCTAGGGTGTACCTATGTAGCATTTCATGATATTGATATGCTTCCTATTGATGTAGACTATAGTTATTCACCTTACCCAGTACATTTAATAACAGAGTTAGAACTTCCCGACAGTATATCTAGAGATTTATTTGATGGTTATTTTGGTGGAGTTACTTTATTTCCATGTAATATATTTAAACAAATAAACGGATACTCTAATAAATACTACGGTTGGGGTTTTGAAGATGATGATTTATTTTTAAGGTGTTTAGAAAACAATATAAAGGTTAATAGTGTTAAAATACCTCAGTTTTCAAGAAATTCTGTAGGATTATCATTTAACGGTAAGGATAGTTTTGTAGCTATACCTAATACTTTAAGATCTTCTAGAGACTTTACTATTTTTACTTCTTTTAGATTTGATTCTATTAATAGAAACCCAGAGAACATAACAGATAATAACTCTATTTTTAGCATCCCTGGTTTTGATACTACTTTAACAGTTGATTCCTTCTTTGATATTATATTTCAGTTTTGGAAAAAAAATCTAGACTCTGTGTCTATTAATCATAAGTTAACTCCTCGTGGTCATTTTAATGTTGCAGTAGCAGTTAAAGTAAAAACTAAGACTCCTGAAGTAAGTCTGTACATTAACGGTGAATATATAGACCGTGCATTTTTTGATAAGTTAATACCTCTTCATAAACAGCAATACATGTACCTTGGTGTAGGTGATCCTGATAGAGAAGAGAAGAATAATTGGTTTAAAGGAACTATTGATAGATTTGCTACTTTTAATAAAAGTTTACGTTATAGTGATCTTAAAGACTTAACTAAATCAGATAGTTTAAACCTTTTCAACACTAATGCATCAGAACACCTTAGTAGTTACTATGAAATGTTGAACGTTAATGGTAATATACTATACGACCTTAAGGGTAAGAATGATGGGTATATTAATAACTGTAAACAAGTTTATATTCCTAAGACTAACGAACTAATAAAAAACTATCCTTTAAGAAGAGACGGTACTTTTAAGGTATTAGAGCATAAAGAAAATGGATATAAAGATGGATATTGGGTTAACTGGGCAAGTAGAGTTAATCAACTGAGATATTTAGATAAGTTTTATGAAAATCGTTCTGGTTTTACTAAAGATGGTTTGTCTAAACTTAAAAGAACTAAAGTTGATAGTTCCTCAACAGGTAACTATCATCATTTAAAAGTAATATTATGAAGTTAGGAGTGTGTGTACCCTATAGAAATAGAGAAGAACATTTAAATATGTTTGTACCAAGGGTTGGTAAACATCTTAAGGAACAAGGTATAGAGTTTCAAATGTATTTTGCTCATCAAGTAGATGATAAACTGTTTAATAGGGGAGCAACTAAGAATATTGCCGCTAAACATGCTTTTGAAGACGGTTGTGATTACATAGTATGGCATGATATAGATATGATTCCAGAAGAAGGAGCTGATTATTCTTTTCCTAAAGATAATCCTATACATCTTGCAACTAGAATATCACAAATGGACTATACTTTAAAATATCACGAATATTTTGGTGGTGCTGTGTTGTTTTCTAAAGAACAAGTAGAAGCTACTAACGGTTACTCTAATGATTACTGGGATTGGGGTATGGAAGATGATGATTTGTTTTGGAGATGTCATTTAGAAGGGTATACTGACGATAGTTACCTTAATGTACCTTTTAAGAAAAAGAAGTATTTAGAGTTTGACGGAGAAAAATCATGGGCAATGATTCCTAATAACAGAAAGTATAAAGATCTTACTTCTAAATCCCATACTATATCTATACTTACTAGAGCTTATCAACAGCCAAACAAGATTCCAGTACATTTAATAGGTTCAAAAGATACAGGTTATGTAGAGTTTCCTATACTACGTATACCTGGATATGATTACGGTATATCCTTTAATAACTCTAGAGCTTTATCACTACAGTATTGGAATAGTTTTAATCAACATAACTATATGTGGTTAAAAAGATACGACGGACAGTGGAGTTGGGTGACAGTTGTAATAGATCAATCTACTAATCTTTCTCATTTTTATCTAAATGGTACTGAAGTAGATAGTAAAGCAGGCCACGGTAGTGAATCGCCATGGAGATATAATGGCAAGTTGAAAAAATACGGTAATAAAAAAATATACTTAGGTACAACACCTTCTGTTAGTGAACATGACCCAAGTAAGTTTTTCAAAGGGGCTATAGCTGATATAAAGATATGGGATAGAGCATTAAACACAGAAGAAGTTAAAAATATACATAAAGAATATTCTACAGAAGGACTTATTTATAAGTTTAACATAGATTCCTTGATAAAATATGACATAAAAGAGGTTACTGATACAGTTAAAGTACCTAACTCCATTATTCCTTACAGACGTATTGCTAGATTTACTTGTTTACCTCACGAAGATGAAGGTTTAGTTAACGGTAAATGGGCAAAAGGAGAAACTACTGCGAAAAATGAAAGAAGATATGTTTTAGAAATGCAAAAAGGAACCTGGGATTATAAATCCGACGGTATAAAGCAAGTAAAATATGAACTAGTTAGTGAAGAGAAACTAACACCATGGGCAAAAATACTTAATATAAAGTTATGACAGAAGAAAGAGTTAAACTTCTAGATACAAATGAGAAAATAAATAAAGTAGGTTGCGGGTTCTGTTTAGCAAAATGGACTCAAGTAACAATACACCTTCAGACTGGAAGAACCCATTCTTGTCACCATCCTACTACTCATCACGTACCAGTAAGTGAACTAAAACGGAATCCATCAGCACTTCATAATACTAAGTTTAAGAAACTTAGAAGAAAAGAAATGTTAGAAGGCAAAAGACCTAAAGAGTGTGATTATTGTTGGAATGTAGAAGATAACTCTAAAGAACTTTCTGATAGAACCTATAAATCTTCAGAACCTTGGTCTTTACCTTACTTAGAGGAAATCAAAAAACTTAACTGGAGAAAAGATTACAACCCAAAATACGTAGAAGTAGCATTTTCTAACGCTTGTAACTTTAAATGTTCTTACTGTGGTCCTCAATTCTCATCTAAGTGGGTTGAAGAACTTAAACAACATGGTAGTTACCCTACCACAGATAAGTTTAATGATTTAGAAGGACTTAAACAAAATAATGAAATGCCTTTTAAACATACAGAGTATAATCCATATGTTGAAGCATTTTGGAAATGGTGGCCGGACTTATATAAAGATTTAGATACTTTTAGGATAACTGGCGGAGAACCATTAATGAACTCTGATACATGGAAAGTTTTAGATTATATACTAGAACAAGAAAACCCTAATACTAACCTAAAACTATCTATTAATAGTAATCTAGGTATACCAGATAAGCTAGTTGATAAGTTTATAGAAAAAATAGTACGTATCGAAAAAGAAGGAAGAGTAAAAGAAATCTGTATATTTACTTCTGCTGACACTGCAGAATCACATGCTGAATACTTAAGAACAGGTTTAGATTACGAAAAATTTAAAGTAAATATAGAAAAAATACTTTCGAGTACTCAAAAAACTTGTTTAGTTATTATGTCTACTTTTAATGCACTCTCTATATTCAAATATAAAATCCTTATGGAGTTTGTATATCAAATGAAAAAATCATATAATAGTAAATATAGATACTGGTTAACCGCATTAACATTAGATACATCATACCTTAGATACCCAGAACATCAATCAGTTAAAATATTACCACCAGACTATGCTAGTTTAGTTGATGATCTAACAGAATATGCTAACGATAGAGATACTATAATACCACATAGTTATATACCAATCGACAAATGGGAAACTTGGTTAACTGGTTTTACAGAAATAGAAGTATCTAAGATTAAAAGAGTAGCTGATTACATGAGAAGTATCAAGGAAGATGATACTATTAAGAAACATAGGTATAACTTTGTAAAGCATTTTGATACTCATGATGAAAGAAGAGGCACAAACTTTATAGAGACGTTTCCTGAACTAAAAGATTTTTATAATACAACCAAAAAAATAAGATTAAAAAGAAAATGGATAAGCTTAACTTAAACCTTGCCGTAGATAAAATAGCCGTATATGACGGGAACGGACAACCAGCTGTAGGTATTCCAAGTGGGTGGCCCGATGTAAGATACTTTGATAAACATTATAGTATATTTCACTATACTCCTGAAGAAATAAAAGAAAAGTTTAAAGTAGAGTTTCCATTTGCTTGGGGTGATGTATCATTAGATACAAGAACAGAAATAGAAAAAAGAATCTGGCCTCATCATTCCGTTGCTCATTTTCCTAATGAGAATATCAATATTGAATATAACTCAGTTGATTATTTTGTAAATAAAGGAGATAACTTTATATATCTGATACATGTAACTGATGACACATTATTTAAAGGAGAACCATGGAAAATAAATGATAAAGTAATAGATAAATGTAAGGAAGGAGCAGCAAAAGTATTAATCTTTTTCTCTGCTGAAGGATATATAAATCATCCCCCACCTTTAAGATGGTTAAACAGATTTGCCGAGTATAATAAACTTACCAAAGAGACTTTAATATTTACCCATGCTAATCTTACATTAGATAAATGTATTTCAGAAATGAAACAAACAGGGTTTATTCCTAGGTTTAGTAACATACCGTTAAACTATTTTGAGTCTAATCCATGGTTTATAAAATCTCCTAACTTAAACTTTGAAAGGGAGAGATTATTACCTTTTCTTGAGAAGTTTATTGTAGACAACAGAAAAAAGAAGTTTAAAAAACATTTCAATATTTTAAACAGAAGACCTCACATGCACAGAATATTTCTTTTTTCTGAAGTGATGAGTACACCTGCATTAAAAAATACATCAGGTATTTCTTTTGGAAGTACTGTACATAATAACTTATTTGAAGCAGAATATATTTATAGTAGATTTGAAGATGCTATTACTAAGGTACCGGAGTATAAAAAAAACCTTGAGTTTATTAAAACCTGGGATTTCAATAGTGAACTAACATTAGATAAAAATCTTGATGATAATAGAGCAGGTGAATATACAAGAAGTTTTTATAAAGACTATTTCTGCTCTCTTACCGTAGAAACAGCTGTTCTTATTAATCAAATGTTCTTCTCAGAAAAAACATTTAAACCTATTTTTAACCTACAACCCTTTCTTATTTTTGGTGATGCTTTTAGTCTTGAACATTTACAAAAACTTGGATATAAAACTTTCAGTAACTGGTGGGATGAAAGCTATGATCAAAATGAGGATTGGTTACAAAGATTAAAACATATATCTAAAATAATGCAGGATATTTCTACTTGGTCAGATGATAAAATGTATGCTATTACTCAAGAAATGGAGGAAACATTAGTTCATAACTTTTACAACTTTTTATATAATAGGAGGTACTATGAATATATTAAAGAAGTTACTACTTTTAAAACTATACCTAAACCAATAAGAAAACTTATATAATGATTATAAATCAACCTGTATATTTAGAATACGGTAGAACAGATCCTAAAGTAACTTTTTTAAGGTATACAAATATAGTACATACCTTACAAGAAGCTAAATACCTTGTACTAGATGCGTATACTTTTACTGAATATGGTAATAAACTAGATATTTTTGAAGCTATACTTGAGGAATATAAAAATCTTACTCTATTGGTAGATTGCTCAACAGAAATGCTGACTGGTGATTTAAAGTTCCTTATAGAAAGTTTATATTCTAATAGAATACTCATACTAAGTAATGGTACTTCTGATAAAACTGTAGGTATACATTTAGCTAACTCTAAAATAAAACATATACAAGAAGATTTTTTCATAAAATATTATCATTATTATAGTCCAGAGTTAAGACAGAATATAGGAGTTAATTTAAATCAATATCTTTTACTTACAGGTAAACCTAAACTTGAAAGAGAAGTATTATTATCTAAACTTTTTAAAAAAAATCTTCTTAAATATGGTAATGTATCTTACTTTGGTAAAGAAAAAACTAGTGAGTTTAACAATCCATATTATCAAGGAAATAAAGATTATTTTGACTCATATAAAGAAGATATACAAAGTTTTAAAAATTCTTTAGGTTCTAATATGGTACTTGACGAAAAACATTGGACTTTTTACCCTTCTCATACTAGATATTATAACGGAGTGCTGTATAAACAAGTTGATTTTGTGGTAGTTTGTGAAAGCGATTTAAATCAATATAGAATATTTCATACTGAAAAGTCTATTAAACCTATTCAACTTAATAAAAAGTTTATCTTACTTAATAAAGCAGGAGCGTTAGCTGATCTTAAACAAAAGTTTTTAAAGTACCACGGTAGGGATATAAGTGACCTTACTGATTGGGTCGATACAAGTTATGACTCGATAGAAGATTTAAATGAGAGAATGGACTGTATAGTAAACTTAATAGCTAAAGAAACAAAAAATGAAAAAATAATATGAAGAGAGAGTTACATGTATTTGGATGTAGTTTTACAGATTATCCTCAATGGCCGATATGGGCTGACTGGTTAGCTATGTACTTCCCAGATAAGTCTTTTTACAAACATGCAACAGGTGGGACAGGTAACAAAGCTATTTTTAACAGGGTTGTTAATGAACTTTCGAATATGGATACTTATCAAGATAAAGTATTTATTATACAATGGGGTAGTTGTGCGAGAGAAGATAGATTTCATAAAGATCATAATCATGCTGCAACCTTACAGAGTTTATATGGACAGTGCGGTGCATTAGGTAACACTTATTGTTATGATAAAGAGTTTATTAAAAAAGAGTTTTCCTTTAAACAATCAGTATTCGAACATACCAATCAAGTATATACAGTTGCTGAACTTTTAAAAGCAAAGAAGATAAACTATATAATGACATATATGATGGATCCTACTATTGAAAATATGTTAGGCGAACCAGGATTTAATGTAAATAACGAATGGGCAAGTGTACAAGAGATGGACAACTTACAACCTTTGTATGCTAAACTAAAAAGATATTACACAAAATATAACTTTACAGAAACTTGTATGACTATGGACCAAATGGAATATAACGATATAGTTTATAGTTTTGTAAATAATGAAAAGCAAGTAATGAGAGAGGGTCACCCTAGCCCTAGAGAAGGTTATATGTTTATGAAAAATCATATACTACCAATGCTTCCCTTTCTACCAAAAGTATCTGAAGAGAAACTAAAAATAACAGAAGATTTAGTTAATGAATGGTTAGATTATGCTAAAATACCTATGTATCATCTAGATAAACAAGAACCAGAAACATGGCCTTGTTTTAGAAGATATAATAATAGTAATGCTATGGCTGTTGAAAAATATTTAGGCTATTTATATAAAAACATTTAAGTATATGAAAATAGGTTTTATTGGAGTTGGAAAACTCGGAAAAGACGCTGCCGAAGTTATGGCAGAAAAACATGATGTTATAGGTTACGACGTAACAGAAGTATCCCCTAAAAACTTTAAAATGGTACCTACGATTAAAGACGCATGTCAAGATCGTGAACTTATCTTTATAGCCGTACCTACACCTCATCATCCAGACTATGACGGTAGGTACCCAACATCTCATTTACCTAATAAAGATTTTGACTATACTATAGTTAATGACGTGTTAGATGAAGTAAATAAACATGTAAGTAAAGATCAGCTTATTGTCCTTATATCTACAGTATTACCTGGTACTATAAGAAGAGAGTTTATAGATAGAATACCAAATGGTAGATTTATTTATAATCCATATCTAATAGCAATGGGCACAGTAAAATGGGATATGGTTAATCCAGAAATGATTATTATAGGAACTGAAGATGGTTCTACTACTGGAGATGCTAAACTATTATTAGAGTTCTATGAAACCTTTATTACAGAAGGTACAAGATACGAAGTAGGTACTTGGGATGAAGCAGAAGCAATAAAAATATTTTACAATACATTTATATCTACTAAGGTAGCTTTAGTCAATATGATTCAGGATGTTGCTGAAAAAGGAGGCAATATGAATGTAGATGTAGTTACAGGAGCATTAGAAAGATCTACATACAGAATAACTGGACCAGCTTACATGAAAGCAGGAATGGGTGATGGAGGAGGATGTCATCCAAGAGATAATATTGCATTACGTTATATGGCTCAAGAGTTAGGATTAGGTTACGACTTATTTGATGCTATAATGAAAGCAAGAGAAGAACAAGCTAAAAACTTATCTACTAGATTAGTAATAGAAAGTCAAAGAGATAATCTGCCTATCGTTATATTAGGAGAAGCATACAAACCTGACGTACATTATAAAGACGGTTCAACATCTATACTAACAGGTAAGTATTGTGAAAGATTTGGTAATAGGTTCGAAGTAACATATGATCCTGAAACTCCTATAAAAGCAGTATACTTATTAGGACATATGGGTAAACATCACGATTATGATTTTCCAGAAGGCTCAGTTGTAGTAGATCCATGGAGAAGTTATAAAACTGATAAAAATATAAAAGTAGTACATTACGGCAACACAAGATTATGAATCTGACTGAAAACGAAATACACATACTAAAAAGTATTAAGTCTAATACTGAAAAGATTACCAAAGAGTTTGGACTTATAAAACTAGCTCAGATAAATATTAAGAAACGAGAACAAGATGCTATTTCTATGTTGGACACTCTAAGAAATGAAGAAAAACAAGTTGTTGAAGTTTTAGAAAAAAAATACGGCAGAGGATCAATCGATATAGATAGAGGTACTTTTACTCCTTCTAAATAGGTTAGGAGTATTTTAGTATATTTATTTATGTAGGAAAAAACTACTTTTTACAGGTTAGGTTTCGATTCTATACCAATATTTATAAAAGACTAAACATTTAATATAACGTAACATGGCAGAAACATTAATCTCCCCAGGTGTATTATCAAGAGAAAACGATATTTCATTTATCGCACCAGCACCTACAGAGGCAGGAGCAGCAATCTTGGGACCTACAGTAAAAGGACCAGTAGAAGTACCTACCCTAGTAACTTCTTACGGGGAGTACCAAAGAGTATTCGGAACTACTTTCACTTCTGGCTCAGCTAAAAAAGAATTTTTAACCTCCCTAGCAGTAAAATCTTACTTTGGAAACGGAGGAAACTCAGTATTAGTAACTAGAGTAGTAACTGGGACATTCAGTGCAGCAACAGATACAGGAATAACAGCGCAATCTGGATCAACACCTTTTACTATTGATACTTTAGGTAAAGGAACCGTATTCAACAGTACAAGTTCACTAAATGCAGATGGTTCACTAGTAAACGGTACATCAGACAATATACGATACGAAATCTCAAATATTAATAACAGTCAAGGTACATTCACTCTATCAGTAAGAAGAGGAGATGACAATACTAAAGGAAAGATTATTTTAGAATCTTTTAACGATTTGTCGTTAGATCCTAACTCTAGTAACTATATTGAATCAGTAGTTGGTAATCAAGCGATTAGCAAAGTTACAGATGGAGACGGATCAGTATACATTTCGACTGTAGGAGAATATGTAAATAGATCAAAATATATTAGAATCTCAGGAGTAAATCGTCAAACTTTAAACTATATCGGAAACGATGGACTTATAAGTAACGGTAACTTATCTGGATCTTTACCAGCTGCCCAATCTGGAGCATTTGGTACTGCAACAGGAACAATCGATACTTCAGGTAACTTCTTTGGAGATATTAACAATACAGATACTCAAGGATTAGGTGATGCAACAGGATATGCAGATGCTATATCGATTCTAGGAAATAAAGACGAATATATTTTTAATATCGTTTCAGCTCCAGGATTGATTTATGAGTTCGGTAACCATAAAACACAGTTAGATAGTATTATTTCTTTAGCAGAGACTAGAGGAGATGCTATTGCAGTAGTTGATACACAAAACTACGGAGCTACAGTGTCAAACGTAACAGGAACAGCAGGAAACATTAACAGTTCTTATACTGCTACTTACTGGCCTTGGCTACAGATGCTATCTGCTACTGGAAAAACAGAGTGGGTACCAGCATCAGTTGTTATACCAGGAGTATATGCATTCACAGATGGAGCAGCAGCACCATGGTTCGCACCTGCAGGTTTAACTAGAGGTGGAATCGGAGATGTTATCCAAGCTGAGAGAAAATTAACACGTACACAACGTGATACACTTTACAGTGCTAATGTAAACCCAATCGCTACTTTCCCAGGAGCAGGTATTTCAGTATTTGGTCAGAAGACCTTACAGAAAAAGAAATCTGCACTTGATAGAGTAAATGTAAGACGATTATTAATCGACCTTAAAAAGTTCGTAGGGGATGCTTCAAGAGGTTTAGTATTCGAACAAAATACTAATACTACTAGAAACAACTTCTTAGCACAAGTCAATCCATATTTAGAGTCTGTAGTACAAAGACAAGGTCTTTATGCTTTTAGAGTCGTGATGGATGACACAAACAACACCGCAGATGTGATTGATAGAAATCAGTTGATAGGACAGATATTTATACAACCAGCTAAAACAGTTGAGTATATTGTTCTAGACTTTACAATCGAACCAACAGGAGCATCTTTCGGAGCATAATTTTTTAGTAGAATATTTATAATAAAGAAATAAAATGGCAGTATTAGATCCAAACGAAATAATGTTTAGAGCCTTCGAGCCTAAAGTTCAGAATAGATTTGTCATGTATATTGACAACATTCCAAGCTTTATGATCAAATCAGTAACGGCTCCTTCCTTTACTGATGAGGAAGTTAAACTAGATCATATTAACACATACAGAAAGATTCGTGGCAAGAGAAGCTGGGAAAATATGGATATGACTCTATATGATCCGATTACTCCGTCTGGAGCTCAAGCTGTGATGGACTGGGCACGATTATCCTATGAATCAGTAACAGGACGTGCTGGGTACTCTGACTTCTATAAGAAGGATTTAACATTAAATGTATTAGGACCTGTTGGTGATATCGTATCAGAATGGGTAATCAAAGGAGCTTTCATAGTAAATATGGCTCAAGGTTCATTTGATTGGGCTACTTCAGACGTAGCAGAACTTACAATGACGGTAGCAATGGACTACTGTGTATTGAACTATTAATACCTCCAAATACCACCGATACTTACCCGGCCTTGTTGCCGGGTTTGTTGTTTTATAAAAGTAAAGTTCGTATATTTATATATAAACTAGTTTTAATTTAATCATTTATGGAACAAGAAAAGAAATTCCCAAGTGAGGTTATAGATCTACCCTCAAAAGGACTTCTTTATTCAGCTGACTCACCTCTTAAATCCGGAACAATAGAGATGAAGTACATGACTGCAAAAGAAGAAGATATCCTTACTAATCAAAACTACATCGCAAACGGAGTAGTTATTGATAAACTTCTACAATCACTTATAGTAGATAAAAACATCAAATATGGTGAACTACTTATAGGAGATAAAAATGCACTACTAGTAGCTGCACGTATCTTAGGTTACGGTAAAGATTACGATTTTACTTATCAAGGAGAAAAAGTAACTGTTGATTTATCAGAAGTAAATAATAAAACTTTTGATGAATCTAAGTTAACTGATGGTAAAAATGAGTTTGAATATACTTTACCAACTACTGGCGATAAAATCACCTTTAAACTTTTAACTCATTCTGATGAATATAAAATAGATCAAGAGTTAAAAGGATTAAAAAAGATGAATAAAGATGCTTCTCCTGAGGTTTCTACTAGATTAAAGTATATGTTAACCAGTGTTAACGGCAACGGAGAGACTAAAACTATTAGAGAGTTTGTTGATAACAGATTTTTAGCTAGAGATTCTAGAGCATTTCGAAAGCATGTTGCAGACATTCAACCTGATATAGACCTTAAGTTTTACCCAGAGGACGCAGAGGAGGGTGTCGCTATACCAATCGGAGTTAACTTTCTTTGGCCTGACGCCGACTTATAGAGTCAACATTTTTACACAAATACATGAAATAGTATTCCACGGAAAGGGAGGGTATGATTATGATACTATATACAACATG